CGCCTTATCTGCAATCAAGACAACTAACCTTACAATTCAGCTTGTATTAGAAAATGCACAGATGGCTATCTCTGGCATTTACCAGATGGACGATGATGGGATTATTAATGTCGATACGATTAATCTTGTTCCGGGGACTGTCATCCCTAAAGCACCGGGTTCGGGCGGTTTGCAGCCGATTGCTGCTGCCGGAAGCTTTGATGTTGCCAATCTTGTTCTTAACGACATGCGGATGAACATTAAGCGCGCATTGTATAATGACATGCTTGGCGATCCAAATCGAACACCCGCCACGGCTACCGAGATCGCAGAACGCATGGCTGACTTGAGCCGCCGCATTGGTTCTGCCTTTGGTCGCTTGCAAGCAGAGATGGTTCAGCCGATTCTGCAACGTGTAGTTTATATCCTGCGTAAGCAGGGTCGCATTGATCTCCCAACAGTTAATGGTCGCGAAGTAAAAATCCGGAGTGTATCTCCTTTGGCGCAAGCCCAATCTAATCAGGACATCACAACTGTTGCGAGATTCCTTGAGGTAGTCGGTGCAAACTTCGGGCCGGAGATGGTCAACTTGCTTATCGACTCAGAAGAAACTGCGGTTTACTTAGCTAAGAAGTTTGGCGTTCCTGACAATCTAATCAGAGACGAAGCCGAGCGTGAACAGATTCAACAGATGCAACAGCTTATGGCGCAGATGCAAGCGCAGCAACAAGGTGGTGGTGTGGTATAAATGTCACATATTGGAGTAGATGGTTTTCCTCGACCACAAAAAGAGGATGAAAAGATTTCGATGGATATTAAAGCCTTGCTCGGAACTCCGGCAGGCAAAGAGGTTCTTCGCTATCTCCGCTCTATTACATTGGATGCGGTAGCTGGTGGAGGCATTAGCGATGCCGAACTCCGTCACTTGGAGGGGCAACGCTTTATAGTTGCGTTGATTGAGCGGCGCATTAAACACGCAGAAAAGGTAGAAAGCAAATGAGTGAAGCAACAGATAATGTGGAAGCGCAAGCTGAAGCACCTGAAGCCGTAACGACTGAGGTAGCAGACAGCCGCCCTGAGTGGCTTCCCGAAAAATTTAAGTCGCCAGAAGACTTGGTAACTTCTTACACCTCCCTAGAAAGCAAGCTAGGTAAGGGGCAAAATGAGTTGCGCGAGTCTATTATGGGTGAAATTGAGCAAGAGGCTTTTGCTAATCGCCCCGAATCTTCTGGTGATTACACTCTCCCAGAGGGTGCAGATGAACTAGCAGATGACCCCAATGTAGATTGGTGGGCAAACTTTGCTTGGGAGAATGGTTTCTCACAAGATGAGTTTAACGAAGGTCTGGCTCGCATGATGCCCGACCAGCCTGACCTTGACGCTGAGTCAGCCAAACTGGGTGACAATGCCGAGGCTCGCATTGAAGCTGTGGCACTGTGGTCGCAAAAAAATGTTCCCACCGAACTTAGTGATGAGATTATGCGTCTTGGTGAAACTGCTGGGGGTATTGAACTCCTTGAGCATTTCATGGGTGCAATGTCTGACACATCTGTTAGCGGCGAAGTTACCGCCCCGACAGTGTTAGATAAGGCTGAGTTGGAGTCTATGATGAAAGACCCGCGCTACTGGGATAACACTCGGCGCGATGCAGCTTTTGTCAAACAAGTTGACGAAGGCTTCGCCAAGCTTTACAAATAAGCAATACACGAGACCCCTCCCGAACACCGTCCCTTTTTTGATTGGGGCGGTGTTCTTTTTTTATATTGCTAAAATACATTCTTTCGGGCATTATTCTTTTGTTAGAGGCCCGATACGCTGCGGATAGCCCGGAAACGGATAACTAGATGAGGCATCGCACGGACAACCATTCCTGACATTGTAACTGAAACTTCTAAACTGGAGAATGAAAATGGCTAATACTATTGATCAAGCCTTCATCACGCAGTTTGAATCTGATGTTCATTTGGCGTATCAGCGTATGGGGTCTAAACTCCGTAACACTGTCCGTCAGGTTAATGGCGTAACGGGTTCTACTGTTAAATTTCAAAAAATCGGCAAAGGTGCTGCTAATACCAAGTCTCGTAACGGCGATGTTACTGGCATGGAAGTCGCACACACTAACGTCACTGCAACTCTGACTGATCACTATGCACCTGAGTATATTGATAAGCTGGACGAACTGAAAACCAACATTGACGAACGTCAAGCTGTTGCTCAGTCGGCTGCTTATGCTCTGGGTCGTAAGACTGATGAGTTGATTGTTGCTGCTCTCGACGCTGGCGCAAACAGCACCCAAATCGCAGACACCGGCGGCGCGCTTGTAAAAGCCGACCTGCTGACTCTGTTCGAAACAATGGGTTCTGCTGACATTCCGGAAGATGGCAACCGCTATCTTGCAATGTCTCCTGCTGGTTACGCTGACCTGTTCAGCATCACCGAGTTCGCATCTAGCGATTTCGTTGGCGACCAAAACCTTCCGTTTGCTGGCGGCATGACAATGAAAGAATTCTTGGGCTTCAAGATCTTCTCAACGTCTGCTGTTGCTGGCGGTAAGAACTTTGCCTACCACAGCTCTGCTATTGGTCTGGGTGTTGGTTCTGACGTTCAAACCGAAGTGAACTATGTGCCGCAGAAAGTGGCTCACTTGGTCACTGCTCACATGAGCATGGGTTCTGTTGGCATTGATGACAACGGCATCTACGAGGTTCTGGACAATAACTAAGTCTGGTTGGGGAGCGGTAGGAGACTGCTGCTCCCCCCTTTCTTAAGAGGTAAATATGTCTTCTACTGCTGCAACTACTGGTATTGACATTTGCTCACGGGCATTGATTTTGATTGGCGCAGATCCAATTACATCATTTACTGAAGACACGACTGAAGCTTTAGTGGCTTCAAACTTATATGAAGATGTAGCTCGTTCTCAGTTGTGCCGCACACGCTGGCGGTTTGCTACCGAACAAGCACAACTTGCAGCACACTCTGATGAACCTACCGGGCGTTTTGACATTGCCCATCAACTACCTACAAATCTTTTGATGATTAATGCGATCACTATTGCTGATCAACCCATTAAATATACAGTTTATGGCGACATGGTTTACAGCGATAGCTCTCCTACAGACGAGCTTATATGTGATTACATTTATCGAGCTGATGAAGCTGAATGGGCTTCATATTTTATTATTGCGCTTGAGCATCACTTAGCAAGTATTTTTGCTACTTCTATTGCTCGCGATGCTGGGCTTGCTAGTTTATTTGAAGCAAAAGCTGACGACCTTATGCGTAAAGCTAAAAGCATTGATAGTCAGCAACACACAACGCGTAAGCTTACAACTTCGAGGTTCTTGACTGAAAGGCTGTCATAATGGCGAAGATTAAGATTCCGCTTCACAGCTTTCAGTTTGGCGAACTTAGCCCATCTTTTACATCCCGCGTAGATGCTGCTGTGTATCAGGCTGGCGCGCAGAAGGTGCGTAACTTTATTATCATCAATGAGGGTGGTGTAAAGAAACGTGCTGGCGGTGAGTTTATCTACAAGTTTAGCGATACTGTAACTCCTGCAAACGAGTTAGAGATTCGCATCGAGCCGTTTATCTTTTCGGATGACGAGCGGTATATATTTTGTTTTAAGAATAATGCCCTTGATATTTTCTTTATTAACCCGACCACAGGTGAAGTAGATACTACACCTGTTAGTTTGTCTGGCTCTAGCAACTGTCCGTGGACAACGGCAAAGCTAAAAGAAATTACAATGGCTTCTTCTGGCGATGTAACAATCATCTGCCATGAAACTTTTCCTCCTCGGATTATCCGCCGGACTGGATTGAAGACCTTTGTCTCTGAAGTGTTTGAGTTTGAGGATAATGGTAATGATGATTCTCCAACACATCCCTACTACAAATTTCAAAAGGGTGGTGTTACACTAAACCCGGCGGCTACGTCCGGCACTGGCATTACCGTTGTTGCAAGTAGTGATTATTTTGTATCGGGTCATGTGGGATCGTATCTGTTAATTGGTAATACGCCCTGTGAGATTAAAACCTATGTTAGCGCAACTGAAGTTACTGTCGATATTACTGGCACGATACTTCGTCGCCTTGCGCCAGATTCTATTGAAGTGTTTGCTGGCACTAGTGCTGTTCAAGTTACTATGCCTCTTCATGGCATGGCTGTTGGTGACAGCTTTGTTATTGACCGCGTGGGGGCTTTGGGAGGTCTTAACGCCACTCACATGGAGGGAACAAAGACCGTAAGCAAGGTTATTGACCTTAATACATTTGAATATACTGCTGGGTCTAATGCTTCCTCTTCTGCTATTGGTGGCGGTTCTGTTGAAATCTCAAGTGCTGCTGCTACCCCAGAGTGGTATGAGCAGTCTTACTCTGCTGTTCGCGGCTATCCTGCTGCTATAACATTTCACGAAGGTCGCTTGTGGTTTGCTGGCACGACAGCACAGCCGGGTCATGTCTGGGCTTCCAAGTCTGCAAACTTCTTTAACTTCGACATAGGCACAGGGGCGGACAGTGATGCCATTGATCTTAACTCTAACTTTGGTGAGTTCTCTCACATCCGCCATCTTGTGGTTAATCGTGACTTACAAATATTCTCTGCTTCTGCTGAGTCATTCATTCCTGCTTTCACTGATAGACCTGTTACCCCAGCAAACGCCATAATCAAGCGTCAGACACCCTACGGCTCGTCCTACATGCGACCACAGCCCTTTGATGGTGCAACGCTATATACGCAAGCCTCTGGCAAGATGTTGGGGTCTTATGTGTATAGTGAGGTGGAGCAAGCCTACAACACAGAGAATGTGTCTGTAACCGCTACCCACCTGATGCGTTCTCCTATCCAGTCTGCAAGCATTAAGGGTGGCTTTGACCGGGCTGAGTCATACTGCTTTCTGATTAACAATGATGGCACTATGTCTGTTTTCTACTCTTCTCGTGGCGATCAGCGCGCTGGGTGGATGCTGTGGGATACACCGGGCAAGTTCCACAGTGTTTGTGCTGTTGACCGCAATGTCTATTGCATTGCTGTTCGAGATCAGGGCGATGGCACTAATCGTTATTACCTTGAGAAGTTTAACGAAGAAATGCCGATGGATTACTGCGATGAGTTCAGTGGCACTGCTGGCGTGTTTGATGTTAGCGGTCAATTCTCTAATGGTGCTGTAGTTCGCGTGGTTAGTGGCACTGATTACATTGGCGAGTTTACTGTGGCCTCTGGGCAAATTGATGTATCCAACGTTAAAGAAATTACGACAGCTTACATTGGCTATCAATTTACCCCAATTCTACAGACAATGCCTATTGATGCGTTGATGAGCGGCGGCCCGATGACTGCCGCACCGCGTAAGATTGATATGGTTACTCTTGATTTGCAAGACACTTTGTCTGCATCGGTTAACAATAAAGACATGATTATTAGAAATGTAAATGATAATTTTTCTTTAGATAGAACTGCATTTACTGGTAGAAAAGAGTTTAGGTTAATTGGTATTTCAAAAGACCCGTCTGTTACAGTAAGCCAGTCTGTTCCTTTTGATTTACAACTAAATGGTATGGTTATTGAGGTGACGTTCTAATGGGTTGGCAATTAGCATTAGCAGTGGGTTCTGGCTTGATGAGTTACGGCTCAAGCAAACGCGCTGCACGAGAAGCAAAACGGCAAGCAGAACGACAGGCCGCAGCAATCCTGCGCCAACGATTTGCTGTAGAAGAGTTAGCAACTCAACAGCATGTAGATCGTATGGAGTCTTTCCGTGATTTGGTAAATACCAACAATGCCTATGCGGCGTATATGGGTCGCTCTGACCGCAGTATCCAAGCTTTGCGTAAAGAAGAGGGCAGGAAATATGGTCGAGATGTTGACCGCATTAAAGAACAGTCTCGCAGAGAGATACAGAAACTTCGCGATGAGGCTCAAGCTGTTCGAGAGCAAGGCAGAGTTACAAGCAAGCAATATAGAAATGCTGCTAATGCTACTCTGTTTAATACTGCTATCTCTGCTGCAACTATGCTT